TGATACGCGGCACGTTGTTCTTTCGTTTGCATGGTTCCGCTCTCCTCTTTTGGTTTGTGATCCCACTACGTGGGGGGAGTTCAAGCGTTTTTCGGCGTCGGGACAAGGCACAGTTGACATCTTTTGTTTCCGATTATTCGTGTTGCGCCCTCGGTGTCGGAATCCCCGAACGTCGCATCCCCGGCGTACATCCCGAACGTCGCGTTTCTGGCGTAGAAACCCTTGAACGTCGCGCCCCTGGCGTTGAAAGTTCCGAACGTCGCGCCCCTGGCGAAGAACAGCTTGAACGTCGCGTCCTCGGCGTAGAACAGCTTGAACGTCGCGCCTCCAGCGTAGAAAAACTTGAACGTCGCGTTGTAGGCGTTGAAATACTTGAACGTCGCGTTGTCGGCGTTGAAATACTTGAACGTCAGGCCACTCACTGAAACAGGTGTTTCAAACGTCGCGCCGCTGACGTCAAACGTTGTGTCCGGATTGGCCTCAGCCCAGGCTCGCATCGCTTCGCGACCTTGCTTGGCAATATGCACGTGTTTGGCGTTCATTTATCCGCTCTCCTCTCGATGTATCTGCCTCTTCAGCGCCGGGGGATAAGTCCCGGTCGGACGCCCCCGCGAAGGGGCGTTTCGGCAATGCAATTATCTCAACGGCCTGACCGTCGCACTGAGATCGCCGTGGCGGTCCCTTGATGTAATTATCTCGATTTGCTGCTTGCCGCGCTCCCCCAAATCGCCCCCGCAAAGGCAACCTTGGATCCCACAGAGTATGCGCCGAGCGCGTTGGCATTGCCCCTGGGATAGGTAGCCGTCTTGGGCTGGCCGGAGATGCACGCTCGATTGATGGAAGCTGTTCGTGATCGTTTGCATGGTTTTGCTCTCCTCTCGGTCTATCTAGCCTTGCGTGTGATGGTGTTTGCATCCGTGCGGCCTTTCGGCCACGCCCCATGTCCCCTTTTCCTTCTCAGGTTATTGTCTCACCATTAAGTAAGTGTTCGCTTCCTTCAGCGGCAAGTAGTTCTCGCATTTGTTCGCGAGTAACTTCTCTGTTTGCGACGATAACCCCTTTGCTATGCGAAAAATTCTGGCCGTAGTGGTGGTGGGGGTCGGGGTCAGGCATGGGTTTTGCTGACCAGGGAGTTGTATCTTCATCATAAAAGATCTCAACTTGTATTGTCGTTTTGTAGTATTTCACGGTGTATTCCCCTCTCCTCTTTTGTCGGGTTTTATCCGGTGCGGCCTCTCGGCCACGCCCCATATCATAGCAAGGGGCGAGCCAATCGTCCGATATGGTGTGATAATAGCCGCATAACGTTGAGAGTAACATAATTCCGCGGTTGGCATGGCCTATGCTTGCAAAACATCGCCAGTACGATAACGTCCGATATGGTGTGACATAATGACCCTTTTGTGTCTAACCGTTTCAACACACCCGCAGTGTGACATAATGTCTTATAGAAGTGATGGGAGATCAAAGCGGCCCAGCTCAGCTCAGCTCAGCTCAGCTCAGCTCAGCTCAGCTCAGCCCAGCTCAGGGCGGGGGCGGGGGCCGGGACCGATTTAGCAGCCCGCCATCTCCCACCCCGCCAGTAGGATATGCCCCCCTTGGAAAGAGAAAAAGAGAAGAAAAAGAAAGAGAGAAACCCCCCCCCATACCCCCCCCTAGAGAGAAAGAATAAAGCAAGAGAAAAAGAGAAACCCCAGAGCCACTAGGTCGCAGTTCTTTTTTCCACTTAGAAAAAAGTTCTAGACCTAGTTGGCTTATATGCGCGCGTTCTACATAGTGCGGCGCATAACAATACAGCCTCTCGGGGTGCTCCAAACGAACTAACACGGCCTAATGAGACACATGAGACACTATCAGAACCTAATGAGACACTTAATGAGACACTATGGGCAAAGTGTATAAAAAAATAGACACTAACGTCTCGAAAACGAGACAAACAAACAAGCACAACAGCACAACGTCTCGAAAACGAGACAAGATGAAAAGCGATTACGGCTTAATGAGACACTAATGAGACACTATGCAAAGCGGAGAGATAACTTTGCCGAGAGCGCACGCGCAAGCAAGTCTCACAAAATCAGTGGTTTACCAGGATGCAAACGATTGTATTTTGGGTGCATGCGGCCTAGGCCGGTTCTAGGCCGGTTCTAGGCCGGGTGCCGCGTGGTGCCAAAACAGGGACTAATCGCGATTCTAAGCCCTCCAAATGTTCTAGAGCCACTCTGCTACTCGTGGCCGCCCTAAAAGGCCATGGCGAAACTGGGGGCGGGCGTTTTGCCTACCACAGAATCCAAGCCTGACCACGACCTGACCCCCAAGCCTGACCACGACCTGACCACGGCCAGGTCCCCCGCCGGTCACCGGACCCGCCTTTTCAGACTTAACCCTTGCTACTGACCCTCAGATATGCAACCGCCTTCCTTGTCTTCGTTTCATGTAACCCTCTCCTTATTGGCGTTGCATCACTCTCTGTTCGTAAGTCTAAAGATTACCGTACAGATTGTCAACGGCCAGGGTATATCCCAGCACAACAGTAGGATATGCCCTAGCCCCCCGCCCCGATATGCTGACCCCCCTACTATATAACGTGCAAGGATCCATATTCTCTGGGGACATTCGCGTCTTTTCCCACGAGGCTATTTTGGGTTATTTCGCACATTTTATTCAAATTGGTCTTGTATTTGCTTTTGTTTTGTGCGAGGTTTGTTTTGTTATGAGGATGGGCCCATGGTTTGTGATGGTGATTTTCGGCATCCGATATCGACAGAGTATGATGTTCAGCGCCGGTTGTTTTTTCGTTTGGTAAATTGTTCGACAGTTCTTGTTCCGAACTATACGCCGGTGGGCTGGTTTGAGTGCGATCTTTTCCAGATAACGAAGGCTGGTTATTGGACGGAGTTTGAGGTGAAGTTGTCGTATTCGGATTTCAAGGCTGATCTGAAGAAGTTTCGTAAGCACCAGTTGCTTTCTTTGGGTGATTCGCATTGTCCCAGCCGTTTTTTTTATGTTGCTCCTCGCGGTTTGGCCGAGCGCATAGCCCTTGAAGCTCCGGCTTATGCGGGCGTTTTAGTTGCGGAGACCGGGCGTCGTTTGCGGTCGGCCCCTTTTATTTTCCGGCGGCGGATGTCCCAATCAGAGATTCATGCGGTTTTTCGACCTTTCTATTACCGTTATTGGGACCAACGGGAGAAAATTCGGCATTTGGGAGAGAGCAGGGAGGGTGGGGATGGCTCGTCGGCGGATAGAATCGGCAGAAGTCCCGACGCGTGACATGTTTGAGAAAGGGGAGTGACATGATTGACGAGAAGGGGAGTGACATGTTTGACGAGAAGGCTTTTTATGAGCGCGTGATTGCAAACCTGATTAAAGCCGGAGTGTTCTCTCAGGCGGCTTTTGACAAGGCTGTTTTGGACTGGAAGGCGGCGCAAGAATCGCTTATTCTTTCAGATTCCGCCAAGGAGTGCCGGTTGAGCGAAGCAGGAGGGAGGCATTACTGGGTGATTGTCCAGTGGTCTTGGGGCGAAAGTGGTTCCATAATGGGGTCTTCCCCTATTTCTATCCACGAATCGGAGGCGATTGCGAAGCTCCGGTTGCAGCGCGCAGGTTGGGCGCAGATGAACTTTCGTTTGCAGTGGATTCATCCTGATTCGAGCAAGACTTGTACCATCGCGTGCGTCCCGTTCTACGGGGGCGCCTAGCCAAAATCGAAGGAGAAGAGCGATGAGCGATCCACCTGAACCGATTCCTCTTGGGAAGACGGACTTTCTAGAGTACGCAAATATGTTGGATGCTGCGGAAGAGTTCTTGCGGGAGGAAGGGTACGATGGCCTGTATCATGTTGACGGGGAGTGTTTCTGCGATAGGAATGAAGTGTCGATAAACTGCGGTGGCGAGATACGCGAGTGTTTTCCTGGCTGGCGTCAGCCTTGCGACTGTGACAAGGGGTGCGATTATCATATTGGCCCGAAGAAGCCCGAGGGGAAGAAGGAGGAGAGAGATGATTCAGCGTTGTAATTGTTACCCGGAAGATTCGCCTGCTGCGAGATTTCAAGAGGCACGTTATGGTCCTGGCGTGAGGGTTCAGAACCGACTTCGAGTTGTGAATCCCCACCCGCCGACATTTCGGTGTACCGTCTGTGAGCGGGCGTGGCCACTTTTGGGGAAAAGAGAGAAGCCTACAAAAGGAGGAGAGTGAGATGTGGGTTCAAGACGAGATATTCACCGTTGAGGAAAAGAACAGGATTATCGAAGGGGTGCAGAAAGTTTTGCTCTCTCTGGGTCACGCTGACATTGAAGAGGAGCGCCCTTATTTTATCCTGCACGTTCGCAAGAAGCCTGGGCGCGGAAACTCTTCTTGGGCTCCTAGTCTTGATCCGCTTTGGAAACGTTATGAGGGCGGAGCCCGCGAAGAGGGGAAAGGAGAGGGGAAAGGAGAGGACCGAGTTTCCGCGCTTCATGCCAGAGCGAAAGCCGTCAAGCAGAAGAGGAGAGACTGTTTTCGCGACATCGACATTGTTCTCGGGCTGTCTGAAACAGAGCGTCTTTTTAACATCATCGACGCTTCTGTTGACCGCGGTGAAGACGAGATGCTTCCGGTGAGGTGACCCGCGAAGCGAACTTTTCGAGGAGGGAGAAGTGAGATGAACGTGTCTTTTGAGCTTGACGGCTGGGAAGTGTTGTTCTTTATTTGCATGGCAATGGCGGTTGGTTTTTTTATCGGGCTTCTGGCCGATGGTCTTACTGGAGAGGTTTCCGAAGATGTTGCTGAAAGACCGAACCCTGTCCTTGTTCCTGTTCCCACGCCCGTTCCTGAAGTGGCGCCGCACCAGCATCGGTTGCCGCCCAACCTGGTCGTAGTTGGGGGCACGACAAAGACGCTATTCCTGCGTGCTTTGGGGAGCAAGGAGCCGTTTCTTTTGCTCCCAAGGGGTAAAGTGACTACCAGAACACAGGAAGGCTCTTGCAATGAATGAGAAACGAATCGTTTGGTCTTGGCACTACATTGTTAGAGAATACTGGGACCTTTCGCACAGGCCGGACAAAGACCGTGTTTTTTTAACTCGACCTGCGGCTGAGGAATATGCCGTAAGAGGGGGTTGGGTTTGGAACGAAGTTCACCGAATTGCCACTAATTGTGAGGCGTACAGGTACTTGCGAACTGTTTCGCAGGTTGGAACCACAACGCTTGTAGCCAAGGAGGTAAGGGAAGATGGCTAGACGACGACGGCCCATATGGCCTATGGGCACAGAGAAGTGCGCAGTAGAGCTGGGGATTGCGCCAGCTACGCTTCGGACAATGATCGTGCGCGGCCAGATCAGTTGCATTATGGTTGGTCGGAAACCAAAGATTCGGCGGGAAGACCTCGAAGTGTGCGAGGCGCTCTGCACCGATCCCGAGGAGCGCCTCGAGTGGATCGAGGACGTTTTTGGGCTTAAGGGGGGAGGAGGCTGAACATGCGTGAGACAATCGCACTGCGAGAGCGCCAGCGGCAAGATGATAATCTTGATGGTATCTCGATTGAACTTCGGCAAAGGACGTTGATAGCCGAGCAACAAGAGGCCGTAGGGATTAAGACCGGCTGGCAGGAGCGGACGCGGCGCGGGATGCGCGAGTTGTTCGTTCCGGGGTTCGGTTGGCTGGAACGACCTGAGATTGAAGAAGAGAAGGAGGAGGAAAGCGATGCTTGGTGAATTCTGTATTTTCATAGGAAGTACTCTAGGAGGTGTTCTATTTGGTGTGGCTTTATATCACCTCTGGATAGATCACAAGAAGGCTCAGGCGGTTCAGGAGACCCAGGGACAACGCCTGGTCGCGCTTGTTGACCGGGTGGAACTGCTGGTCCAGGCGAACAACGCGCTTCACCAGAAGGTAGATGTGCTCTGCGAGGAGGGCCTGTCTGGTGTTCAGAGAGTAGGGTCTCCAGGACCTAGAGGTCTAAAAGGAGGCGAGTGATGAGGCGACCCAATTTTCTGCGCCCGAAGTACTCGACGGTGCTTGCCTATTTTGTGAACGAGCCGGAACGTTATTCTTTCGTAGAGTTTGAGGGGCCTGCATTTATAGGAACTCCTCTTATCGAAGACGAGAATGGGAATCTTCGACCTCCAAAGTGGGCTGAAGAGTCCCTCCCTTGTGTTGCCGTCGTGTGGAAGGTTCATATACTTGGGAGGGCTTTGCCCGAGACCAAACAGGAAAAAGTGCGAAGAATGCAGAGGTGTGCCAGAGTAAAAGCGTACTTGGCTTCCAAAAACTATGAGGACAACGACGAATGAGCAAGCAAACGACGAAAGCGCATTTCGCAATCTTCGAGGCTGAGGCCCAGTATTGGATCGGCCACTTCGGATTGAATGATTGGGAAGTTTGGTTTGAGCATGGAATCGATGAAGAACATTCTCCAACTGTTGTAGCCACGTGTTGGATCAACTTACATGCTCGCACTACGATTTTTGCTTTATGCAAGCCGTGGGGGGCTGCAAAGCCTTTGACCGAAGAAGAGGTAAGGCGCGCCGCTTTCCATGAGGTTTGTCATATGTTACTTTCTCCTATTGTAGACTCTCGAATTCGTGAAGATTCAAAACTAGCCAAAGAGGTTTACGAGTCACAAGAGCACGCCATTATTCAATGTTTGACGAACACGGTCTGGGGAAACAACAACAAATGAACTCTGGAGGCAGAAAGGATAGAATCATGGGAAAAGAGAACAGCAAAGCGGATAAGAAGAAGAGAGCCGTACGGCATAAAGCGTACAGCAAAGCGGATAAGGAGATCCTCGCCGAAGTGTCCAGGTGGGTGCACGGGAAGGGAAGGATTAAGCCTGAAAGGTGAGGGTGGACATGCTCCGCGCCATCGCCTTCGCGCCGAAGTTCTCCCTCTTTTTCGCTTGCGCCTAGTTGACGTTCTGTGATAACCATAGGAATAACCCGCGTTTAGATTCTGCCCTGGTAGGCTTGGATTTGTGCTCGGGTTTCGCCCCTGGGCTGGTTGTCGCCAGCCCAGGGGCTCTCTTTTATGTGGCGCTACGCCCGCCGCGTCTCTTCATCCTCTTCGGCGCAGGCTCCTCGTCCGAGGTGCGGGGCCGCTTAAAGCCGCCGGTGGCCCTAGCCAAGGAGCGGAATGCCAACGCCCGCTCTAAAGTCGCCCCACTGAGGGCGCTTGCCGATGGTTTCCGGCCATCGAACCCCCGAGAAATCTGGCTGCCCGGCCTGCTCTCGGGGGTATTTTTGTGCCGAAAAGTGCAACATGTTACGCAAGAACGCCACAAGAACGCCAAAAAAATATCACTTTAACGCCATTTTTCTCTTGACATGCTCTCCGCTTCCATGCAAATACGTGAATGGAGGCCCCAAATGGCCGTGACAAACAAACCCTCAACCACAGAATATCCCAGAGACATTGAGAATCGTCTCATTCTGGAGAGCGTCGATGCTCCAGGACGCCTTGAACGCTTCAGGGGCTTCGCGCTTGATATGGCGAAGGCCGCTGTCGAAACGTATGACGTTCGTGGGCCGACCGACAAGCAACTTCGTGGCTTTTACTGTGCGACGCTCACGAAATACTGGAAGGAATTCAGGCCGTTCCAGGACGACGACGCGGATAAGGTTGAGACTGTGGTTTTCGACATGGAGGCTTTGGCAGAGAACGAAGAAAAGACCTGTTCGATGCAGGAGAGTATCCGGTGGACGCTTCGGCACCTTCACGAAACAGGGATTCCAAAGGAAATAGCTCCAAGCGGTGAAGCCTACAATATGCATAAGTGGGCGTCGAAGGATATGATGAACAACACGGATTTTATGAAGAGCTTCGTCGTCAAGTTGGCTCCGAACCCGCGCGACATTGTCGATGACGAGCGGCGCGAACGGCGTTCGGACCCTCTTGTCGAAAAGGTCCAGGATCAAATCGCCGTGATTATGGCGATCGATGATGTTGGCCCAAAAACTCCAGAGGAGGAGGCGTGATATGAGCACGAATAGAATTACCCGGATTTGCGTGGACCTGCTGCCACTAGCAGAGAAGGCGTGGTTTGTCACTGAGAATTGGAACTTCATACCGCGATTCTCTGCGCCAGTAGGCGATCAGCTACGGAAACCGCTTCAAAACCTGATGAAGGCCTTCAGAACTGCTCGAGGCAAGTCTCTGCCGGAGAGAGAAAGCTACGGAAAGGATCCCGCTTTTCTTCAGATTCGGGCTGACGGATGGTGCTGGTGTATCACTACCGTAACCTCGTGTGACGGTATCCATGAAGAAGTCTTGACCCACGCCTACCCGTCGAACGTTGTCGTGACAGTGAAGCCAAGGCTCGGGCGGCTCTTTCTTGACGCCGATGAAGAATTGACCCCGACAATCGAGGTCGTCCGCTCGGCGCTTTTCGACTACCTCCAGACGTCCCGTGAGGCCGCGCAAGCCGCCGAGGTCAAAAAGGTACCTGAAGCCCCTGAAGCGCCCCCAGCGGCCCCTGAGCAGGCTGTGGCCGTCCTCGAGGTAGAAGTGCCTCTGGTGGAGCCTGTGCCGACAAAGGAACCGCTCAGCGGGGCTGAGGTGGCCGAGAGGATGGCCAAGGACAGGCCCCTCGGTCTCCCCCAAGATAATTCTAGCCAAGTGGGCTCGAAACCGTTTGGTTCAGGTCCGCCTGCCACGCCAGCAAAAGTAAAGCGGCGTGGCAGGCCCCCCGGCGCGAAGAACCGTAAACAAAGGTAGGCCACATGGAGTGGGAGCCCAGACTTCAAGTAGACCCTCGGTTCGTCGGCGAACTTGGGCGCTTCCCCGTGCCCAAAAACAGGCTGAAAAACCTGGAGACTCGCGTTAAGATACTCCAAGAGGCTGACGGCTGTAAGAGTACCCAGGCCGTTCTCTGGGATCGCTGCGCAAGAGACCTTCTCTTCTGGCTTAACATGTTCGGGTGGACGAAAAATCCTCGAAGCATGGGAGAGAAGGTGCTTCCATTTATCACCTACCCCTTTCAGGACAAAGCCCTCAAGATCATGGTCGCTCGGATTCGTGGCCAAGAAGACTTGCTGATCGAAAAAAGCAGGGATATGGGCGCTTCGTGGATGCTGATCTCGGTCTTCACTTGGTTTTGGATGTTCGACCGGGACTGCGACTTCCTCCTCATAAGCCGAAACGAGTCGTTGGTAGACAAGAAGGGCAATCCCAAGAGCCTGTTCTGGAAGATACTGTTTCTCGTGGAACGATTGCCGCCGTGGATGCAGCCGCGCTTCGAGCACACCCTCCTGAAGCTAGTCAATTTCGACCAGGCCTCCACAATCACTGGAGAATCGACCAATAAAAACGCTGGGCGCGGGGACCGCGTGACCGCCATAGGGCTGGACGAGGCGGCCGCGATGGATAACCTGCCGTCCGTGATGGACTCTGTGCCAGACACCACTGATTGCTGCTTTCTGAACTCGACACCGCGAGGTGAGGGGACCGAGTTCTTCAAAATTCGGGAGCAGCGCCCGGACATTGTGTTATCTCTACACTGGCCCCTGCACCCGATAAAGTCGAGAGGGCTCTATCGTCTGACGGAATCTGGGGGCGTTGACTTTATTGACAAGACCTATGCCTTTCCAGCCGACTATCCGTGGCCGGTCAGGGACGAAAACCTTCTTGGCGGGCTTCTCCGCTCCCCTTGGTACGATAAAATGTGTGTCCGCATGGGAAGCGCCCGCCGAGTGGCTCAAGAGTTGGACATCGATCACGGGGCGGCTGGCGGCCAGGCCTTCGATGCGAGAAATATCGAGTCACTTATCGCCTGCGCCAAGCCGCCGTTTCATCTTGGCGACCTTGAATACGACAAAGAGACGGGAGAAATGGTCGGTTGGATGCCGAGTGACCTTGGCCAAATGCGGCTATGGCTCCCGTTGGACCCGGCCAACAAGCCTTACGAGGACAAGTATGTTGTGTCGGCGGACGTTTCGGCCGGGACTGGGGCCTCGAACTCGGCGCTTACCGTGGCGCGAGAAAACACTGGCGAGAAGGTCGCGGGGTTTGCGTCCTCTAGAATTCAGCCGCAGGACTTCGGGGCCATGGCGGTCGCCATCTGTCGATGGTTCCACGGGGCCTACCTGATTTGGGACCGAGGCGGCGCAGTTGGGCGGGTCTTTGGCCAGGCCGTAGAGAACTGCGGTTACACGCACGTCTATGTGCAGCGAGCGGAAGAGCGCCGGAATAAAAAGAGAACCGACATTCCGGGTTTTCACCCCTGTAGAAAGACAAAGACGGTGCTGTTGCTCAGCTATGCGGCGGCTCTCCAGAATGGCGCGTTCACCAATCCAGACAAAGTAGCACTGCAAGAGTGCCTCAAGTTTATTCGAGTAAAAGATTTTGTGACGCATTCGGAAGAGAAGACAACCAACGATCCCGCAGGGGCGGGCAGTAACCACGGCGACCGGGCCTTTGCCGACGCACTGGCCTGGCACATATGCCGGAAAAACCGGCCAAAGAAGGTTGTCGTGAAAGAGAAAACCCTTGACATGTTCACTCATGGAGGGCGTTTCCAGGCTGCTGAGCGGGCAAAGAAGACACAAGGCCAAGGTATGGTGTGGCTCTGTCAGAAGGGGCGATAATGGCCAGAAAACGAAGAGGGTCTAAGTTGGCGATTACGGAAGACGCCCTCCGTGAAGCAGTGTATGGCGCGTTCAACACAGATCTGGCTCCCTTTCGACAGATGCGAAAGGCCATAATCGAGCGGTATGTTGGGCCGATCTACAACCCGACGAAAGGAGAACTCTCCGTATCGTACCCGGTGAACATGGTGGCCCAGACGGTCAACACGTGGATGCGTCTTTTGATTGCGTTTACGCCTAGGGCACTAGTGACGACAAGCGTGTTCGAGTTCAAACCAACTGCCGCGAGTCTCATGCTTCTTTTGGATCACGTAACCCGCAAGATGAACCTTAAAGATTCTCTAGAAAAGATTGCGAAGGATGCGATATTCGGCATGGGCATCGCAAAGATTGGTTTGGAACATTCGGGGACGGTGACTCTTGAAGACGGGACGACGCATGACATTATGTCTACATATGTCAATCCAATCTCGCTCGACAACTTCACCTTCGACACCGCCGCTCACAATTGGGGTGAGGTGCGATTCATTGGCGACAAGTTCCGGACCCCAAAGAGATCGGCGCTCGAATCAGACCTCTTTGACGATAAGGCGAAAAAGATCATTGAGGGTATTACAGACAGTAGCCAGAGTTCGGGCTTCACCTCGACAGCCAATCCTGTGAGAACTCTCAGTTTCAATAACACGCGGCATGAGATGCTACCCGGCCATATTGAGCTCTGGAACCTTTGGCTTCCATACGAGAACGAAGTTCGGACTGTCACGGACTCGACGGACGGGTTTGTAACACTACGGAGCGTCGAGTGGGATGGGCCGGAAGACGGCCCTTACAGGGGCCTTGGTTTCAATTCTGTGCCAGACAACTTGATGCCTCGCTCGCCGCTCGCGGACGTTATGGAGCTCAACGAATTGCTCAATAGCCTTTTCGTGAAGATGGCGGATCAGGGCATGGGAGAGAAGCAAATTCTGAAGTATCTGAAGGGTGAGGAAGAAGACGCACAGAATTACATGAACGCGAAGAACATGACTGCGGTTGGGTTCGCAAGTCCAGAGAGTGTCAAGGTGGATAACTTCGGGGGCGTTTCGCAAACGAGCTTCGCGTTCGCCTTGCAGGTGAAAAACATTGTGAATTCGCTTGCTGGCAATCTGGATGCGCTGGCCGGTCTTGCTCCGCAGGCCGAAACGCTTGGCCAAGAGCAAATAATCAAGCAGTCCGCTTCGGTCTTGATCCACGATATGTCGGACCGTATTCAAGAATTTGCAGCCGACATTCTGAGGGACATTGCGTACTACGAGGTGTGGAAAAACCCTCTTCTGTATGAAACATTGATGAAGCCTATCGAAGGGACAGACTTGGAAATTCCGGTAGAGATTTCAGCGCAAACGCTGGCTGGAGACTTCTTGGATTACAACTTCAAGATCGTCCTACACAGCATGGAAGACCAGGGGCCAGGCGGCGAGATTGCCGTCGTCACGAAGTTGCTGAACCAAGTGTTCTTCCCGCTGCAAGAAGCGCTAGCGCAGCAGGGTGGTACAATCGACTTCGAGGCGCTGACACACTTCTTTGCCGAACGGACGGGTATCCAGGCCATCAAGGAGCTAATCAAGTTCGAGGAGCCACAGATACCCCCGGCGCAGGCTTTTGGGCGGCCGCCGAAGCAGTCTCCTGTGACGACTCGGCATGAAGTCCGAACCAACCGGTCTGGCGCGACGCGAGCCGGGAACGATGGTGCGCTGTCGCAGATGATGATGGCGAAGGCGTCCGCTGGGGGGCCAGGGGTCCAGCCGAATGAGATTGCAGGGATAGGGAGGAACCCAGCATGAGTAGATCAGAAGAGAGTTTGCCGAAAACCTTTACGTTGAGCGGCGTGACGCATAATGGTCGCAAGTTTTTGTTCACACCCTCGCAAGTTTTCAGTTATTACTATGACGGAACCAGCCGTAGCACCTGCATTGAATCTAAGGACTTAAACGTCAGTGTCTTGGCAAGTTCTTCCGTCGAAACTCAGCGCCGCATAGGGCAAGAAATCGCAGTGCTCTGGGATAACTATGCGCTTGAAGACCCAGGCAAGCTGTCTACGGACACGAAGAAACTTCGGCTTCGTATTTTGGCTGTCGTCACGGAGGTGGCAGCATGACAAGACGCGGAACGAGGTGGCAGGTGAGCATTGACCTTGAGGGGCCGCCCCTGAAGAAAGAGGGGCATGTGGAGCCGAGAAAGTCAGCGTGTTCTGGCTGTGCCCATGTGAAATCTTTCACCAGGATACGCAGAGGAGGCAAAGAAACAAACGAAGTTAACTGTCGCCTTCCTGTCTGCGATGGCGGTAAAAAACGCTTTGAAACGTGCAATGCCATTGCAGCCTCCGGTTGTTGGCCGATGAAGTCTATGGCTGCCGGGGTCTTGCCAGAGCAGGTAGAGGAGGCAACCAAGGGCTGGATCGAAATGGGCGTGCCCACAGAATTCGACAGTGACACAGGAGACGCTATCTTCACCAACCAGGCCCATCAAGACAGGCACCTAAGGGTAAAAGGGCAGTTCAACAAAGACAGTTTTGGCACGACCACTAAGATAATGAAGAAATAAGGAGGAGGAGAACATGCCAGAGACAATGGAAGCAGCCATCGAGATGCAAAAAGCAGGAACGTCCGAGCCGCAGAAAGACCTTTTCGCGGAGATCGGCTCGAAGATCGCGGACACTATCGAAACAGACGCCAGCGCCGGTGAAGACGCTCAGGATGAAGCCACCGGACAAGAAGGCGATAGCACAGCGGAGCAAGAAGCGGAGCAAGAAGCGGAGCACAAAGCGGAGCAAGAAGCGGAGACGGAAGAGCAAGACAGCGGCACAGCCGAGCAACTCCCTGAGTCTGAGCGCTTGGAGATGGAACTCGAAGAGATTAAGTCGCTGAAGGAAGAGTTTAACTACAAGGGCACTCTAGCCGAGTTTGTAAACGCCCTTGCAGATTTCCACGACGCCTCTTCCACCCAAGTCCCTGAGACGCAGCCCGTGGCTCAGGCGCAAGAAACGCCAGCAGCCCCCAAGAAAGACATGAAGGCGCTGATGGCAGAGATTGAGGATGAAGACCCCACTGTTGTTGCAAACAAGAAGATCGCGATCCTCATGGACGAGATTGAAGATCTGCAAAAGACGACAGGGAGGGTTTCCGCCCACGTTGCCTCAACACAACAGGCCGAAGTTCAGGCGGTTGTGGATCGGTTCGAGGCGAACTTCGACACTGCGGTAGCAGGGCTCGGGGAGCAGATGGTTACCCTTTTAGGGAAAGATTCATCTCGCAGCCTCAGCCGGGACAGCAAGGAGTTCAAAAAACGAGCCCGACTTTACAAGGGCGTTGGGCTCAAGGCGGATGCGTATTTTAAGCAGCACCAAGCCCTTCCGACCGGGGCGACCCTGCAAGAGATCGTCACTCAGGAGGCTCGCGGCCTGTTCTACGACGACCTACACAAGGCGGACCAAAAGTCCTTGGGGAAGAAACTCGACAAGCGAGCAGCCCAGGCATCGCCAAAGGGCGACCATGCGGTCGGCGGGAAAGCGAACGAGAAAGCCATCGCTTTGGCCGGTATTCGCAAGGTGCTAGAGAAGACCTAAAGCAAATAATAAGGAAGGAGCATAACAATGCCAACTGAAATTGATTCAATCACCGATATTTCCAATCTCACCCGAACGGCAAGAAAGAAAGGGGAGATTGTGTCGGCCTCGCTAGACTTGACGGAGTACTTCGTATTGCCGAAGTTCGCCGTAGACAGTGCAAAGAGAACGAGTGTTGGGGGCGGCACATACTCCGAGTGGCCCGTGAAAATCATTGTCGGCCAGACCGCAGCCCACGTCGGGCACGACACGCCTGACACAGCCACCACAACCAACTCGACGATCATGGGCAGCATCAAGTGGCGGAAGCTCACCGCGAACTGGACTTGGGATCTTGAAGAGCAATCCGTCAACTCAGGTTCTGCGGAGCAGATGTACGACTATGTTGCCCTGCAACGTCTCAGTATGGAAGAGGCTCTTGTGGAGGAGATGGAAGAGGCTTTCGTCAAGAAACCGACCGACTCGAATGACGTGACTAGCCCGATGGGACTGCCATACTGGTACGTCAAGCACGCGACAACGGGCTTCTATGGCGGGAATCCTGCTGGTTTTTCGGCCGGAGCAGGCAACATCAACGCGACCACCTATGATCGCTGGCGAAACTACACCGGCACCTATCAGAACATCTCGGCGGCTGACCTCTTGCTGTCGCTTCGCAAAGCGTTTCGCAAGACCTCGTTCAAGGCCCCTGTTCCCGTGGCCGGTCAGATCGCTGGCGGGCTTACTCGGGATATTCTGACCAACGACGACGTGATCCTCGAACTTGAGGAGCTGCTTCGGACGCAGAACGAGAATCTTGGCGTTGACCTTGTGCGATGGGTTGACCGAGTGATCCTGAATGGCTTTATGGTCACGTCGATGCCGATTCTCAATGCTGACACGGAAGACCCGGTGTACTTCGTTTCGTGGGATGCGCTCAAGTTAATGGTCCACGGAGAGTGGTGGATGAAAGAGACGCCCCCGCTCCGACACCCGGAATTTCACAACCGGTTCACCACGTTCAGCGACACGCGCTACAACTGGGTTTGCAAGAACCGGCGCACAGGCGGTGTTCTTCACAACCCGGCGTAACCTGGTCCGCCCGATAACTCCGGGCAAACAACTCAAAAGAATGGAAGGAGAATAGTACAATGAGTCAGCAAAGTTCTTGGAACAGATTAGAGTACGGCCCGAGCATTATCGCACAGCGAGTTTTCTTCTCGGGCACCACCGCCGTTCGGAGGGGCATGGGTCTGTGTTTCGACCTGACGGCCACTACGGGCGCTGGGACGGACACTGGCGCGCTCACCGCAGCGGATAGTCCCCGTATGCAGAACGTGGCTGTGCCTACCACCACGAACAGCGGGGCCTTCGCAGGTGTTGCCCTGGCGGCCCATGCGGCCGATGCGGATGGGCAGGTCATCGACATCGCGCTCCCCGGCAGCATTTGCGATGTTGAGATCGGCACGGCTACGGTGAACAACACCGGGCTGCTCACCTGTTCGGTCAACACGGTGGATGCGGGCGCCTTCGTGCAGGCTGGTTTCGCCGGTAAGGGCAGTTTTCTGCCGCTCCAGACGGTTGCCGTTCACGCGACCGCCGATGGCCTGGTCTATTCCGACCTCGTGGGCCTCGGTGCTCTCGACACGACGGGCAAGCAAATCACGGCCGCGTCTGCCGTTGTAGGCAACATCCTCGTTGGTGATATCCTTGTTGTCTATGGTGTCGAGGATGATGGTACGGACAACGGGACCGCTATCAAGACTACGCCCGTCACCGCGATTGATGGAGATTCTACGGTCTACGATGTCGGGGTCGCACTATCCACGACCGGTGGTCATATGCAAATCGCCTACTATGTCTATCGTGGTAGTCGCCCGACTTGCCGTGGGCTGCTCCTGGACGGCGAACAGTCTGGCCTCACACAGTATGTCAATGTCGCTTCGGCTGACGCTGCGCAAACGATGGTGGGCGGAGTTTCATACCTTGGTCCTCAATCTACCCTCGCGAGTGCCTCAACGGCGACCCTCGCTGATGGTACGTATCCAGGTGAGAAAAAGGGCTTCATCTTGAAGGGCACCCTTGGCACGGCTGGGTACGACCTCACATGTACTTCAGGCACGTCTCACGGCGTAAGTGCCGGTGTGTCGGTTGCATGGGCTGGGGCCACTTTCAATACGGCTGGAGATTGCCTCATCGCTATCTGGTGTGGCGGAGGCTGGCGGTCTCTTCCTGCTGGCGATGCGTCCACTGGTCCTGTGTTTGCCGCGTCATAAGGATAAAACATGCATACTGACGTGACCACTCTCGACCAACTGGCGCTTCTCTCCAAGAGTTCTTGGGTAGACCACTCGTGCTTTATCGTCGGGAGTGGTCCGTCACTTATGGCATTCGATCTACGAAGACTTGAGGGCTACCGCACAATTTCTCTGAACGGAGCCCTCATGCTCTTCGATCCTACAATCGCGTTCTCAATGGATGGCGGATGGGTTCGGGAATGTCAGACAGGGAAACATGGTCCAGAACTCATGTGGAAGTGGCTATCTCATCCCTGTAGACTTTACCAAAACGCTATGGAGTACGAAACTCCAGGCGCCTCATCTGGGTTGAATGCCATCAAGCTCGCGGTTTGGCTCGGTGCCTCCAAGATATTCCTCATAGGAATGGATTTCGGGTATCCCGACGGAAAGGCGGAGTATGCTGGCGATCTAATGAGATCGGAAGGCGCTTCCGCTGACAGATACGACCAGTGCCTACCCGCGATCAATCGCTGGGCGACTCAGTACAACGGGCCAGCGCACATCGTCAACCTTAATCCGGACAGCAATCTGAGGTGTTTCGAGTTCGGTGAAATAGACGAAGTGCTACCCGTAACGAAGGAGCAGGACAATGGCCGAGAGCAATGCCACGCTTGATTATGACGACTTCGCGAATGCGGTGTCGTACTTCCTTGGCCACGGGCTTACAATCCCTGCCAGCGGCGACAAGAAAACGCTGGTGGATCGGTATGTCCAGAGCGGGCTGAGGCGGTTCTACGCTGCCTACCACTGGAGTTTCCTGCGGCCGCAGTCGCTGGCTTTGTCGTTGGCTGACGAAGGTACGAGTGTGGTGCTGCCGGACGACTTTGGCGGACTTGCCGGAGACATCTCGATCAGCACGAGCGAGACGGACACGCTGGTCCGCATGATGGGCGAGCAGCAGATGCGCCGGAAGCGGCAGTTCGACTCGACAACCGTGGGGCGACCGCAGTTCTGCGCAATCTACACGGCCGCCTCTCCGGCAGGGGCGGCTCTGGGCCAAGTATGGACTCTTGAAGTGTGGCCGACGGCAGATGTCGCCTATACGCTTGGGATGTCCTACCGTCTAAACCCGACACTGATCGACGATACGACCAACAAGTTTCCTCTTGGTGGCCAGACGCATGGCGAGACAATGATGGAGTTCATGCTTGCGGTTGCTGAGTTGGAGGGAAACGACGATATAAATGTCCACGAACAGAAGTCTCAGCAGCTTTTGCAGGGAAGTATCGAGCATGACCGCCGTTACTTCGGCGCGAATTCGCTTGGCAAGATTCCAGATGCAAGCAGAGTGACGACATCGGCCAGAACTTTCTCGTGGTCGAGAGTCTAAGAAAGGAGAGAGACATGAGTTCTGCACACAACCTCGGAGCGCAACTGCCGGACGCTGTTGTAGCCGCCGAGTATACACACTTGAGGCTCAAGTCCGCCGGAAGTTGGGGTTATATGTTCGCTGGCGGAGCAACAGTCCCCTCGGACGGCTCGGACCATTACGCTAAAGGCTGCCAGTTTGTCTTGTCTGGAGGCACTGGGGCGCACAATACCATCTACATCAACATTGGTGATGACGACTCCTCTGTTACAGGCCAGACGGGCTGCAACTTTAACCCCCTGACTATCGCATAAGGAGGACGACATGAAACAGAAAAGCCTTTCGGTTATGATCTTCTGTCTGGTGATTGGGTTGCTGTCGTTCTGGCTATTCACCGGCGCGACTGAGCTGACCGACTCTTCGTCGATGGAGTTCTATCGAGCCGCAGGGTCTAGCCCGATGGACCTCCAGGTCCCGGTCAACGCGAGAAAGCGTATTCGGGCACTTCGTGAGCTGCGGGTGGCATTCTCGTCTACCACGCCGCCCAACGGGCTCGCGGTGATAATCAGCGGCGGCAGCCAGTCCCTCGAATACACGGTCTACGCCAACGCTTCCGGCACGTCCGTCACTTACCTGGTCAAGCAGTTCGATCCACCGCACCTTGTGAGTTCGGATCAGACGATCGAGATCGACTGGACCAAGACGAGCGGCGGGACCGACGCGCCGACCTGGCAGGTCGAGGCCGTTCTGACCACCGAGTGACAGGAGGCCTCGACATGGCTACGGGCAATGACCGCCGTTCGCTCAGTCTGGGATTTCCTTTGGGCGGTTTGGCCAAAGGGCGATCCTACCAGACACAAGCGCCTTACACGACCCCTGATTGTTCCAACGTCTGGCCTCGCGGTAGTACCGAGGGCCGGGCGCGCGGCGGGTCACGCCCTGGAGTTGCTCTTTTTTCTGCGACGGGTCTCAGTTCAGGTAAAGCTACCTTCTTGGGTGAAATATCCTACATCCCGAAGGATTCCACTACGAGGATTCGTCGGCTTGTCGTTGGCGATAAGGGTGGCTATGTGTGGCGGCAGCGAGCGGGCGCTGGTCTGTTTGCTGTTGTGACAAACGAGACTGGTGACAGCAATCTGTTAAACACGACACCCGCTCGAGTCTGGACGGCGGAACTTCTTCA